ATTTGCCGTCTAGGGGCTTCGAATTGATCGATTTCGCTGACACAATCTTTGAGAATGGCTTCATGCCATGGCAGAAATGGCTGGCTGAGCACAGCTTAAAAATCAAGCCTGATGGTCGCTGGCAGCACCCAATCACAGTCACGACTGTTGCAAGGCAAAACGGCAAAAGTACCTATATGCTCGCCTTGATTGCGATGAAGCTTTTCCACTGGAATGAGTCGCTTCAGGTGGCTTCAGCTCACAGATTGGTGACATCGCTGGAGCAATTTCGATCTCTCGTGGGCATCATTGAAGCCAATGATGATCTCGCAAAGCGTGTCAAACGCATCCGCTGGCAGCATGGAGCTGAAGAAATTGAGACATTGGATGGCTGTCGCTTTGTGATCAAGGCTGGCGGATCGGCAGCTCGTGGTCTAAGCAAGCCTGAGTCTGTACACCTTGATGAGCTTCGCGAAATGCGAGACATCGAAAGCTTTGCATCGCTTCGATATACATTGATGGCTGCAAAGAATCCGATGGTCAGTGCCTTCACAAATGCTGGCGATATTCATTCAGTGGTGCTGAATTCTTTGCGTGAAAGAGGGGTCGCAGCGGCAGCTGGCGCAGCTGATGACATTGGGTACTTTGAATGGTCAGCGGCAACCGATGACATCACCGATCCTGAGAATTGGAAAGCTGCCAACCCAGCGATGGGTCACACAATCAATGTGGACAACATCAAAGCTGTTCTCAATGATCCGCCTGATGTTGTGATGACCGAGGTTTTGTGCCGCTGGGTCACATCGATCAACAGCTGTGTGGATTCTGCCAAATGGCAAGCTTGCAGCGATGACACTGTTGAGCTTGATCCTGAAAAGCTGACATGGCTGGCAATTGATATTTCACCCGATCGAAAACACGCTGCATTGGTGGGAGCTCAAAAGCGAGCTGGGGATGAAGGCTTCAATGTGAAGCTGTTGCACACATGGACAAATGATCTTCAGCTTGATGACAAAGCGATCGCAAATGATGCGGCTCATTATTGCCGAAAGTACGCGATGGAATATCTGCTCTACAGTCGCCGCACATCGGGAGCTGTTGCAGCGCGAATGCAGCCAGCTGGAATCCCGATCTTCGACATGGATTCTTCATATCCACAAGCTTGTGATGAAATGCTGGGAGCTATTAACTCAGGGCGGCTTCATCACAAACCGAATTCGGAGCTGACAACCCAAATGCTTTCAGCTGTGCAATTGCGGCGTGGAGATGGTGGCTGGGTCATTGGTCGCAGAGCTTCACAAGCGGCTGTGTGTGCAGCTGTAGCAACAGCTCTTGTCACACACTTTGCGACACGCCAAGAGACGGAAATTGATATCTTGGTCGGCTAGGTGTAACGCCTGAGAAAATTTGGGCATGGGATTTCGTGATCTATTTGTGCCAGCTGTGAATACAGCCGCGCCTGTGCAGACAACTGATGTTGCTGCATCGCTTGCGCCTGTCAATACCACTGATTCATTGAATTCATATTGGGTTGCAGCTGGTCAAATAGCTACACGCGAAGAAGCAATGAGCATTCCAACAGTCGCTCGCGGTCGCAACATCATTTGCTCATCGATCGCATCGATCGGTATTGAAGTGTGGGATCGCGACACTGGCACAGAGATTGAAGATGTGCCACGCATATTCCGCACACCTGATCCGCGCATCAATGGTGCAGCAACCTATGTGTGGACAGCTGAAGATTTGCTGTTTCATGGATATGCATATTGGCAAGTGATGGAGCTTTATAAGGACACGCTACGCATTCGAAGTGTGCAACGCATTGCACCAACGCGAGTCACCATCAACACAAATGCTTTGGGAACAGAGATTGTTTCTTACATGGTTGATGGAATGTATGTGCCAAATAGCGGTGTCGGTTCGCTTGTGGTGTTTTATGGAAATGATGAAGGACTTCTCAATCGCGCGGGGCGAACAATTCGAACAGGCGCAGAATTAGAGAAGGCGGCTGCAAATTATGCTCGCGAGCCAATTCCGTCAATGGTTCTCTCATCAAATGGCACAACATTGCCAGCTGATCGCATCAGAGCTTTGCTCGATGCATGGGGAGCTTCTCGCCGTAATCGCAGCACAGCATTTCTAAACGCTGATGTGAAAATGGAAACTATCGGCTTTGATCCTGAAAAATTGCAGCTGGCTTCAGCAAGAAGCTACATCGCAACCGAGCTCGCAAGAGCAATCGGAATCCCAGCATTCTTTGTTGATGCTGAAACAGGATCGAGCATGACTTACAGCAACAGCGAAACCACCAGGAAATCTTTGCTGGACTTTTCGCTTCGCCCAATGATGACAGCAATTGAAGAAAGAATGTCAATGCCTGATTTCTTACCTTCATCACAAATTGCAAAATTTGATTTGGATTCTTACTTACGCGGCAACGCAATGGAAAGAGCCAATGTTTATAAAATCCTGAATGGCATCGTTGATGCTGATGGAAACCCAGCAATCACAATCGATGAAATCAGACGAGCAGAGGAAATGATCTCATGAAGATAAACACACCATTCAAGATCAGTGCAGCCGATACAAATTCGCGAACCATTGCTGGTCGCATTTTGGAATTTGGTGTCGCTGCAAATGCATCGACCGGCAAAGTCATGTTCGAAATTGGATCAGTTGAGCCAGCAACAGTGAAGCTTAATTTGGAGCATCAATCAGATCGTCCGATCGGTCGCGCCATCGATGTGTCACTTTCAGATGACAAAACAATGATGGATGGAATTTTCAAGATTGCCAATACAACAGCTGGTTCAGACAGCTTGGTCGAGGCACAGGATGGATTGCGTGACGGCTTCTCTGTTGAAGTTGATGCCGAAGAATACACATGGGCTGAAGATGGCACATTGGTGATTTCAAAAGGTACTTTGACAGGCGTTGCATTAACACACAACCCAGCTTTCAAAAATGCTCGTGTCGATTCCGTAGCGGCAACAGAGGGCGAAGAAGAAGAAGCACCTGAAGTTTCTGAATCCGATGTGGATGCAGAAAATCCAACAACACAAGAAGGAGACGAAGTGGAAAACGCCGTCACAAACGCGGAAGCCGTAGAGTCGGTGGAAGCTACTCAGTCAATCAAGGCAGCTGCACCTGTAGTGGGTGGCTCATTTACAAAGCCACGCCTAGAGTTCACAGCCGCAAAGTATGTGGAAAACACAATTCGCGCAGCAATGGGCGATGAAGATGCTCGTCAGTATGTTCGCGCAGCTGACAACACAACCGACAACGCTGGTCTTGTACCAACACGCCAGCTTTCAGAGGTTGTCAATGGTCTATCAACAATGATCCGTCCATCAATTGATGCAATTTCTCGTGGTGCATTGCCTGATGCTGGTATGACTTTTGAAATTCCAAAGATCACAGTTGCACCAACAGTTGCTGTAACAGCTGAAGATGGAACACCATCAGAGACAGATCAAAATTCTGCCTTCATCACAGTGGATGTCAAGACCTTCAGCGGGCAACAGACATTCTCGACACAAATTCTTGACCGCAGCTCGCCAGCATTCTTTGAGGAGCTTGTACGAAATATGGCGGCAGCTAAGGCAAAGGCAGAAAATGCATTTGTTTCAGCAGCTCTCGTTGCAGCTGCAACAGCTGACGGCACAGGCACAACAACATACCCAACAGCTTCAGAGCTTCTTGGTGTTGTAGCTCGTGGTGCTGCATCAGTTTATGGCGCAACAGCTGGTCTCCCAAATGGTTTTGCAAAGAACATCATCATGGGAACAGGTCAGTGGTCAAATGTGATGACACTGAATGATTCAGGTCGTCCAATTTACACAGCACAGCAACCAATGAACGCTGGCGGCGTAGTTCGCCCAGATTCATTGCGTGGCAATGTTGCAGGATTGGATCTTTATGTTGATCCATCACTAGCTGCAACAGATGCCGATGGAACAATCTTGATCGTGAACCCAGATGCTTACACATGGTACGAGGGCAACACATATCGCCTTCGCGCAGATGTAGTTGCTTCAGGTCAGATCACTATCGGTTATTACGGATACGGAGCACTAGCGACAAAGATTGCCGCTGGAGCTTTCAAGAATAACAAGTCATAACCACAAACTAATCATCGGACGGGCTCTCCCGATCTCGTCCGAGCAGAATACAAAGGAGAAGTGCTCATGCCAGCGATCGTCACAGCTGCACAGTTGCGAACAGTGCTCGGTGTGAGCACTTCTCTTTATTCTGATGCTTACCTTGATGAAATCATCAACACAGCTGAAAGCGTGATTTTGCCATTGCTGATCGCAAATCAAGCCGCTGTCGTTGATTACAAGCTTGAATCAAATGTTGCTTATTATTACACCCAGCGAGCTCATCATTTTGTTGCAGGTCAGTCTGTTGTCGTAGCTGGTCTCCCAGCTCCATTTTCTGCCACTGTAACTGTCGCCAGCGACAAGATCACGCCATATTCATTTACAGCTGCAATCACAAATGCCGATGTCACATTGCGAACATCGATCCCAGCTGGCACAGCAACACTTTCAGGATATTCAGCCGCAACACTTTATGCCGACAATGATGCAATCGAATCAGCTGTCTTGGTGGTCAGCGTTGAAGTATTTCAATCTCGCATCGCAGCTGGTGGACAAATCGAAGGTGTCGATTTTGCTTCAACACCCTACCGCATGGGCAAAAATCTCGCGGCTCGTGTCAGCTCATTGCTTTCAGCTTATCTTGATGTCGAAAGCATTTGTCAATGACAGCCAGCACAATCGGATCAGCTGTCCGAACACCATTGGCGAATGCATTTTCTGCATTGGCGGCTTCGATATATAGCTCAGTGCCTGAGACTGTAATCAGCCCAGCAATCGTGCTCATTCCAGATTCTCCATATCTCGAACCAAATTTGATCAATCAATCAACAACAAAAGTTCAGATTAATCTTGTTGTGACGGCGATTGTAAATTACAACAGCAATGCTGGTTCATTGGATAACCTTGAACAGCTTGTGATTAGCATTCTCGGTGCAATGCCATCGGGATACATTGTGGGAGCTGTAGAGCGACCAACAGTGGTTCAAATCGGCGCAGGATCATTTCTTGCAGCTGATATTTCAGTATCAACTCAATACACACAGACAAACTAAGGAGCACAAGTGCCAACGACAATCATCACGGGTCGCGATCTCACTTTGACGATTGCGTCCACAAATTACGATGCTCAGGCGACATCCGCGACCCTAAGCAACTCACCAACCATCGAGGCGTATCAGACTTTAGATGGCAAAGTTTTCCGCCACATTGATGACACATGGACATTTGCTGTTGAAATGCTTTCAGACTGGGGAGCTTCAGGCTCACTGTGTGAAGCACTCTGGACAGCAACAGAGACAGCACCAAACACAGCTTTGGCTGTTTCACTTACAGCTGTGACAGGCGCGGTTTTTGCATTCAATGTTTTGCCTGAATATCCAGCGGTCGGCGGCACAGCACCTGATGCACAAACTGTGACCCTAAACTTCACAGTTATCGCAACACCAACAGAGACATTCAGCTAAACCACTAGAGATCGGGAGAAAAGAAATGAAGCTACCAATCACAATCGAATACAACAATGGCGAGTCAGAGATATTCATCGCCCAGCCGCCTGAGTGGGCGAAATGGGAAGTGAAATATGGACACACCATTTCACAGGCACAAGACAAAATCGGCATCAATGATTTGATGTTTTTGGCTTATCACGCCATGAAACGCAATTCAGCTGGAAAGCCTGTGAAGCCGTATGAGGCATGGATGGAAACCATCGCTGACATCAAAGTCGGAGATGATGACCCAAAAGCCACAAGCGCGGAAGCGTAAGTCGCTTACTGGTTGAGGTGGCATTAGCCACTGGAATACCAATGAGCGAATGGCAAAGCGCGGAAGATATATTGACAGCTTTGGAGATACTGGAGAGCAGGAATGGCAGCTGAGCAAGTCTCGTACGATAAGAACGAGCTTCGGGCTGTCATTCGTGCTTTCAAAGTTATGGATGAAACATCGATCGCAGCTGCAAAGCGCGAATCGGGTGCATTGGCTGAATACCTTCAAAAGAAAATCATTGATGCAGCTGGCAACACACGAAACATCGTTGATGATCGCATTGCAGCTGGATCGCGTGTCAGTAAATCATCGAAAATTGGTGAAATTGGTTTTGGCTTTGCTTCGCAGCGATTCAGCGGCGGCGGTACGACTCAAAGCTTGTGGGGCGGCGCAGAATTTGGATCAAACAAATACAAGCAATTCCCCAGCTGGTCAGGTCGTCAAGGTCGCGGATCGCGCGGCTGGTTTATATATCCGACACTTCGCGCAGAGCAACCATATTTGATTCGTGAGTGGGAAAATAACTTTGACAAAATTCTGAAAGAGTGGGATCGCTGATGGCACAAAGTAGAACCTTGAAGCTGGCGTTGCTGGCTGACATTGCCAATTTCAGCACCAACATGGATTCGGCAGGAAAGAAATCACAAACCCTTGGCGATCAATTTACAGATTTTGGCAAAAAGGCGGCATTGGCTTTTGCAGCCGCTGGCGCAGCTATTGGCGCATATGTAAAGGTCGCAATTGAGAATGCCGCAGCTGACGAAAAAGCACAGCGGAATCTTGCGCTGACCATTGAAAACACCACCAATGCCACAGCTGCACAGGTTCGTGGCGTGGAGCAATACATCACGAAAACATCGATCGCCATTGGCATCACTGATGATGAGCTTCGCCCAGCTTTCAGCCGATTGGTTCGATCAACAAAAGATGTAGAAGATGCACAGCGATTGCTCAATCTTGCGCTTGATGTTTCAGCTGCCACAGGCAAGCCGCTGGAAGCTGTCGCAAATGCGCTTGGCAAGGCATATGACGGCAATTTGAATGCTCTTGGTCGTCTAGGACTGGGGCTTGATGCTTCGATCCTTAAATCAAAAGATTTCGATCTAGTCTTTAACACCCTGACAGATACATTTGGCGGCTTTGCAGCGAATGAAGCTTTGAGCACTGAATCAGCTTTTGCTCGAATCAAGATCGCCAGCGATGAAGTGCAAGAGCAGATCGGCACAGCTTTGCTTCCCATCGTTGAGCAACTGACCACATTCATTCTTGAAGAAGTCGTGCCTGTCGTGCAACAATTTGTCAATGGCTTGACAGGTGAAGGCGGCTTGACTGAAGGCTTGACAGATTCTGAAAAGAAAGCTTTAGAATGGGGCAAGAAGGTCAAATCGCTGATTGCAACAGTGGTCGAATTTAAAGATGAATTGATCCTTGTCGCTGGTGTAATTGCAACTGTTTTCACAGTTTCAAAAATTGCAGCTGGCGTGACAGCCACAATCGCATTGATCAACACATTGATTCGCGCATATAACCTTCTCAAATCATCAGCCATCGTTGCTGGCATTGCTTCAGCATTTGCTTTGAATCCATTGCTGGGTGTTGGTGCAGCTGCATTGGCAGCTGGTGTGCTTTCAGCTGCCAACTATTATGCAAATCAGAGCAACACGCCTGAAGCCACATCAGCTCCATCAAGCGGTGGATTTTCTGGAACAATGCCAAATGGTGTGCCATTTACAACAGGCGGCGGCGTGACAAGAAGCGGCGGCACAACAGGTGGAACAACTACAGGCGGTTCATTCACAGGTGCTGGCGGCGGCGTGACAACAGCTTCAAAGGTAGCTGCATCAGCTGCCACAGCGGCTTCAAATGCTATTTCAAGCAATTTCAATCCTGGTCGTGTTCGCATGGGTGAAGCGGCTTCAATGGGCACAACAATCAATCTGACAGTCACTGGCGCATTTGAGCCTGAAGGCACAGCTAGAACAATTGTCAATGCTTTGAATAATTCGTATTACCGAGGCGGCGGCGGCGGCGCAAATAGCTTGGTGCTGTAATGACTCAATGGCAACCAATTTGGCGTGTAAAGATCGATGGTGCTGATTACACAGATGCAATCCTTGCCAATCTTGTCATCACAAGCGGTCGGACAAATATCTATGAACAGGCACAAGCTGGCTATGTCAGCATCCAGCTGATTGATCTGAATCAAGCTACAATCCCTGTCAATATCAATTCCAGCATTTCAATCGAGATTCAAGACAGCTCTGCCACATATGTGCCGATCTTTGGCGGCAGCGTGGTCGATGTGTCATTGATGGTGAACAATGCTGGATCGGTGATGTTCACTCAGACATATCAAATCCTTGCGCTTGGTGCTTTGGCTCGATTGCCAAAAATCTTGACCGATGGCATTTTGGTCAAGGATCATGACGGCGATCAGATTTGGTCAGTGTTGGAAGGCATTTTGCTTGCTTCATGGAATGAAGTGCCAGCCGCTGAACAGTGGGCAGCTTATGATCCAACAACCACATGGGCAACAGCTGGCAATGTTGGTCTTGGTGAGATCGATCGTCCGGGTGATTACGAGCTTGCAGCTCGATCAGCTTCGACCATTGATGTCTATTCATTAGTATCAGCTTTAGCAACATCAGGGCTGGGCTACATTTACGAGGATGCACAAGGTCGCATTTCATATGCAGACAGCACACATCGGACAACCTATGTTGCATTGAATGGCTTGGTTGATTTGTCAGCAAATAAGGCGCGAGCCAATGGGCTGAAGATCACCACGAGGGCTGGCGATGTTCGAAATGCCATCACGATCAAATACAAAGAGAATCAAAGTCAAGAGACATCAGCCAGCGATGCAGCTTCGATTGCCCTATATGGCGAGCTGGCACAAGAGATCACCACGACAATTGACAAGACTGTTGATGCTCAATATCAAGCAGACTTCTATCTTTCACTTAGAGCCTATCCGCGACCTGTTTTTGATGTCATTTCATATGACCTGACCAATTCAGAGCTGACAAATACCGAGCGAGACACCTTGCTCAATGTTTTCATGGGCTTGCCGCTAAATGTCACTGATCTGCCATTGAACATGAACAGCGGCGCATTTGCTGGCTTTGTCGAAGGCTGGACATTTCAGGCTTCATACAATCAGCTCGCAATCACTTTGAATCTTTCGCCGCTGGCATTTAGCCTTCAGGCGATGACATGGGCACAAGTGCCTGTGATCGAAACATGGTCAAGCGTGTCGCCGACACTAGACTGGCAATCTGCCACAATTGTGATCTGATAAGGAGAAAACATGAGCAATCCAACAAGCAATTTTGGTTGGCAAATGCCAACATCGACAGATTTGGTGACTGATCTGCCAGCTGATTTTGAAGTCTTTGGTCAAGCTGTTGATTCTTCTTTGGCTGATCTTAAAGGCGGCACAACAGGTCAAGTGCTTTCAAAGGCATCAGGCACAGACATGGACTTCACATGGACAAATGTTGATCCACTCACAATTCTTGATGCAAAAGGCGATTTGATTACGGCAACGGCAGCTGATACACCTGCTCGCCTTGCTTCATCAGGTGTCAATGGGCAAGTGCTGACAGTAGATACAACAACAAGCACAGGATTAAAATGGGCAGCCGCTTCTACTGGTCTCACATGGACACAAAGGATGGGCGGCGAAGTTAATGCCGTTTGGTATGGAGTTGCATACAATGGATCAAATCTTTATGTCGTTTATGGAAGCGCAGGTAAACTCTACACATCACCTGACGGCATCACTTGGACAAGTCGCACATCAGGTTTTGGCTCAACTACTATTTTTAAGGTTATTTATGCCAATTCGTTATGGGTCGCCGTTGGCAATAATGGAACGATGACAACTTCCACAGACGGCATAACTTGGACAGCTCGTACTTCAAATATGAGTACAAATGCGATTCGAGATGTTATTTATGCAAATTCACTTTTTGTTGCGGTAGGCGGTGGTGGCGGATCAACTAATACAGGCGGAATTACTTATTCTACCGATGGTATAACTTGGACAAGGAAAAGCCAATCTTTAACAGTTGGTAGTACTTATTACGGCGTTATTTACAACGGCACAAATTGGATTGTTGCCGCTGCCGCTTCGACAAATAATTATCTTTATGCTTCAACGCCGAGCGGAACTTGGACAGTGGCTCAATGGGGCGGCGGTGCTATTAGTGAAGACATTTTGGGAATTTGGTATGACGGAACGCGAACGATCGCCGCTTCTGCTAGTTATTGGTCGTATTCAACAAGCACAACAATCGCAAGCCTGTCATTTTATGACAATGTCCAACCTTCAGGTCTTTCCAATCAGATGCAAAATGCTTATTATTACAACGCAAAAATGTATCAAAAGCAATTTGGCTATGCGATGGACTTCAGCACAACACCTGGCACAAATTTAACAAGCGTATCGAATACAAAATCTGTTGCCTATATTGAGCCTACCGCTTGGCTTGTTGGCGGAGGTCTAAATTATAACAATTCCGCCGGATTATTTGTTGGAGCGGTGGGCACAATTATGCTGGGCAACTCTGGACAAATCTACACATCATTTTAAGGAGATATAATGTATTCATACACAATAGACAAAGATTTGAAGCTTCATTTGTTGAAAGACAAAGTAGAGATCGATTTGATTGGTGCTTTTGACACCGAGTCATCTGCTCAATATTGGGGCGATGGAGTATGCGCCAAATACAACAACAACCCGACTTTTGTTTATCCTGATGAGGAACCACAGGTAGCCGAATGACATACCCAATCGGCACAGCTGCACATTTCATCGATGTGGCTTTGAAAGAAGTCGGCACAATCGAAGAAGGCGACAACCTGACCAAATATGGCAAATTCACAAAGGCTGATGGCTTGCCTTGGTGTGGAAGTTTTTGCAATTGGGTGGCAAATGAAGCTGGTGTGAAGCTGCATTCAGTCGTTTCAACAGCTCTCGGAGCTCACAAATTCAAAGAGGTTTCACGCTGGCATGAGACACCACAGGTCGGCGATCTTGCATTCATGGATTTTCCCCATGACGGCATCGATCGAATCAGCCATGTTGGCATCGTGGCAAAGGTTGGCACAAACACAGTTTTGACAATTGAAGGCAACACATCAGGCACTGGCGATCAGCGCAATGGTGGCATGGTCATGATCAAGCAACGCCATATCGGGAAAGAAATCGTTGGTTTCGGTCGCCCAAAATTCGTGCCTTACAAGGGCGAGTTTCCAGCGGTTGAAATTCCGACAGGTGAAACCAAAACTTCAAAGGAGAAGAAGAATGGAAAACTCAAAGGCATTGCTGGCAAGCTGGGCTCGTAGCTTCTTTGCTGCATCGCTTGCGCTTTACATGGCAGGTGTAACTGATCCAAAGACAATCGCAATGGGCGGTGTTGCAGCTGTTGCACCTGTGATCTTGCGTTGGCTCAATCCAAATGACACAGCTTTCGGGGTCACAAGGGGAAGATGATCTCGAAATGGTTACGGCTGACAGCGTTGATTCTGGGGTCAGTTTCAATGCTGTCAGCTTGTGGTCAATATCAAGGCTGGACAAGATATGAATGCCAAGAATTTGAAAACTGGCAAAAGCCTGAGTGCAATCCGCCTCAATGTGAGGCTCTCGGAGTCTGCACTAAAGACCTATTTCCCGAAGGGCAATTCGATGAAATCCAGCCGTAGATACACCAATGAGCAGCTGAAGGCTCGCTTGATTGTTTTCATTGGTATCGCGCTTTCATTCACCTTTGTGTTTTCTGTCGGTGGGATGCTGTATGCATTGATTTTTGTGACTCAGCCTGTTGGAGCACAAGCTCCCAATGACAGAGCTTTCATCGAACTTCTCTCAACCCTGACAATTTTCCTCACTGGAGCTTTGGGCAGCGTGTTGGCATCCAATGGCTTGAAGGATAAGCCGAAATCTGTGGATGACACGCCGAGGGAAAATTTGCCTGAAAACTGATTTTGCTTCACCCTGATGCTAGTGGTTCACACTGAGCCACAGAATCGGGAGAAATGAAATGGTGCTTGACTTATTAGACCCAGCCACATTGGGTCGCTTGATCCTTGTGCTCACTTTGATGATTATGGGAGCAGCTGTAGGATATGCAAAAGGCTTCAACGATGGTCGCCGCGAAGGCTTGCTTGTTGGCAAGTCAATCCGAAAGTCGGTCAAATAAATGGGATTTCTTGACAATTACGAAGGCAACAAAGAGCGAACAGATCGATGGATTGCTACCTATCCTGAAGGTCGCCTTGAAGCTCATATCATTGAATTTAGTGCTGAAAAAGGCTATGTGCTCGTACAAGCTAAAGCATGGCGCAATCAAACAGAAATTGAGCCAGCTGGCATTGATTATGCATACGGCTATTTAGCCGCTTACAACGCCAACATGAAACGCTGGATGATCGAGGACAGCTGCACATCAGCTTTGATGCGTGTGATGGCTCTTGTCATGGGCGGCACTGAAAAGGCTACAAAAGAAACGATGCAGCAAGTCGAAACCATGAGCACAAAGGTTGCGACAGCTGATGTGAAACAGGAATATGACTATTGGACAACCAAATTTGGTGATGTGCCTTCATGGGATTCACAAGAAGCTGCACAAGAAGCTGGTCTGCCAACATTGGGAACAGCTGTCAATGAAATTGCTTCACAGCTCGGCGGTGAGCTGGTAGCTGCCGCGCCTGAATGCATTCATGGGCATCGCATTTGGCGAGAGGGAACATCGGCGAAAACTGGCAAAGCGTGGGCAAATTACAGCTGCACAGAAAAAAACAAAGCCACTCAATGTCAGCCACTTTGGTATGTCATGACATCAACTGGAAAATGGCAGCCACAAGTATGAGCGACTACATGGAAATATTGAGCCCACAAACCATGACAGGGCGGCTTTATTATCAAGGCGAAGTCATTCAAGAATACAAGATCGATCAATGCGACTCATGCAACAAGCTTGTGAAATGGGATGCTTTCGGGCTTCAAACTGGCTACGACAAAACAGACAAAATTGCTTGGTTTTGTGGTGAATGCCGATGATCAAGATCAATCTGACAAAGGATGATGAGCTGCAATGTGCATCAATAGCATTTCGAAGGACATTTGAATCACCTGACAAGGTTGATCAAAGTTTTGAGAAGCTCAACACATTTGATGACATAGCCCGAAACTCTGAAGCAATCGGAGCTGAAATGGCTGTTGCAAAGCTGTTCGGATACAAGGATTGGCAGCCTTCGGTCAATACATTCAAGCGTGAAGCTGATGTCGGCTCAAAGATCGAGATCAAGCACACCAAATGGGAATCAGGGCATTTGATCATCAAGCCATCAGATCGGAATGAAGATATTGCTGTGCTGGTCACTGGCAAATCTCCAGCATTCTTGGTCATTGGCTGGATACCCGTCGCAATGGCTAAGAAGCCACGATATAAGCATGACAAATCAGATTCATGGTGGGTCAGTCAGATAAATCTGCAACCCATCGAAACACTAGCTCGGAGCATTTATGCAAACGCTAAACTTTGAATGTCGGATGTGTAAGAAGGTTACAAAGCAAGTCATCATGAAGATCACTGACAATCTGCCAGCTGGCGTTGAAGTGCTGCAATGCACCAAATGCGAAGTGATGGGTGTTGCACAGATTGGGGTCTCTGATGCCAGCTTATGAGTTCAAATGTGGCGTGTGTGGCAACACTGACACAGTGAGCCGAGCGATCGATGCTGATGGTGACATCCCAGCACCCATGTGCAAAGGCTGCATGATTCCAATGGAGAGAATTTGGTCATTGGGTGGGATTAGCTTCAAAGGCACTGGATGGGGTCATCAATGATCACTGTGCTGATGGGAGCTCCAGCGGCGGGAAAATCCACATGGATTGCATCAAATGCCAATGGCACTGAATACATATACAACACTGAAGCTGTTCGAGTCTTACGCGATGAGATCGACACAGGCGCATTCATGGCACAAGCTAGGCGCAGGGCTATTAAGGCAGCTGAATCAGGGCTGGACATCATTTGCGATGGCACACATACAATCGCAACACATCGTGCTGTGTGGCTGAGATTGGCTCAAAGGCTTGATGTGCCGACACGATTGATTGTCTTTGATACACCATTGCCGATCATGCTTGAACATCAAAAGTGGAGACAACACCCAGCACCTGATCATGTGGTCAGAGCTCACCATCGAAGAATGCAACATGCAAAGCTGCACATTCAGCGTGAAGGGTGGGGCTCAATTGAAGTCATCAAACGAGACAAATAGTTATCCACATTCACCGGAAGTTATCCACAACCTGTTGAAACACGCCGAAAACAGGCGCAATCTCTCGAAATGCAGAGGTCGGTCGGTACGCTTCATGCTCGTGAGGCGAGCCGCTGAGGCGGATAGCTCGCAAGCGAGGCTGAAGCTAATGCCACAGCTGTGCCTTATAGCGGCAATGCTTTCACAAACGATGCAACCAGCAACAGCTGCATCATATTCAATAGATCATTTGAAGCTATATGCACATTCAAGATTGTTGGACTATAAAGAATTCCAGTGCTTCAATCGCATCATCACCAAAGAATCTAGGTGGAATTACAAGGCAAAGAATGGCTCACACTTTGGCTTAGGTCAG